GCTATATTATATGCTAACCCTGCCACTAGACAAGGTAAGAATCTGAAGTTCATATCCGCTGTTTCTATACCATTTCCTGCATCTTCTATACGTCGTAACCGCCAGTATACAAAGCTGTAGGACTTGTCAGGCACGGGCCATAGATTTATCCGTGGTGCATCACGTAGTCTTTCAACCCATACTTGGATAGGTCTACCGCGTATTAACTTGTTAGGAATAGACGCGAAGGTAGTCACACCAATACGACTTATGGTGAGATCAGATTGTGTAGATCCTCCATCACCATACTGACCCCCAGAACCACTGTCACCTGTTCGTATGACTTGATCTAGTAGGTCTATAGTATCTGCGGTAAGTGTGTATTGTGCTGTACCTGCGGTCACAGCTTGTATTGCGCTATCTATTGTCCAAAGGTTTAACCCTCTGTTTTGCCATTCTATAGTCAACAAGTTCATAGATCTACGGGCAGTTCTTAGGTCATACCCAGAACGCATTTCACGACCTGCACGTTCCCACGCTTCTTCAGCGATCTCCGTGAAGTCCATGTTAAATGCTGTAGTACCCGATGTAGCCATTATTAGTCCTCGCTAGGTGTGTGCAAGACGTGAGCAAAATAAGCGTCTACTTCTTTTAACAATTCACTTTTTGATTTACGTCTGTCCAACTCTACACCATGTTCGCGCATCATGGCTTCCAATTCTAACTTTGTCATAGACTTGTAGTTAGGAGAGTCGTCAGATACTGTCTCTTCTACGGGTTCCACAGTCGTGCCTCCCATAGACTTTAGTCTTGCTTCAGCTTCTTCTTTTGTCATCGGGTCAAACACAACAGTGGTGTGTGTCCCGTCGCTATTCTTTTCTGCTATTTGGTACACAGGTTCTCCTGTTGCAAACGTACCATTCTGTATAAGTTCCATGTTGCCTCCTATATATACTGCGTTTGTTTACGCCTACCCTCCATGACAGCACCGCAACCTCGTGCGATACCACGCCTTCTTCGGGCAAGACCTCCACCGTTAAGTTTTACTGTAGCAGGTTTAGTATTTTTTACTACAGTTTTCCCTTTTGCGCCTTCTCGCTTCTTTTTCTTGGCTGTAGTGGCTCGTTGGGACTGACTAAGACTATTAGCTTTACTGCGTGGTAAACACCTGTCAGGGTTTTTCTTGTCCTTAGACGTACCACATTTGCCTTTTATCTTGCCGTCGGTTCCGATACGAACCCAGTCTTGTTTTACCCAATCTTTTAAAGCGCCCATTACTTCTTCTTTTTCTTTTTACCTTTTGCACCCTTCGCATAATTAGGGTCTTTACAGTATTTAGATGCTGCCATATTAGCGTAGGCGCTTGGGTACGTATCGAAGGTACGTTTAGCCCAAGCTTTACCTGATGGGCATATCTTGCCCCCTTTTTTATAGTATCTACGCATCATAGCTTTATCTCATCTTAGCTGGTCTTACACCTTTTCGTGCTATACCTGCACCTCTTACCTTGGCTTTAGTCTTCTTCTTACCGCCTTTAGCGCCACCTTTGACCATCTTGCCTTTAGCCATCATCTTCTTGACCATTTTACCGCCAGCCATTTTCTTGATAGCTCCACCTTTGGCATTACCTTGAGGTTGCTTATTATCTTGTGAAGCGTCCTTCATAGATTCTGTCTTATCGCCATCTTTATCAATATCTAAGAAGTCAGGCTTTGCTGCACCCACTGTCTTGCCCATAGCATAACCTTTTTTGGTTTTACCACCAGCCATCATTTTCTTGACCATTTTACCGTTAGCCATCATCTTCTTCTTTTTAACCATCTTCTTGCTCCTCTGTGTATAGATTGTTAAAAACACGCTGGGTGTCCCAAACGTATTCGTGATTCTGTTTAGAATGAAAAGTATGTTGATTCGGTCTGAAGTCTGGTGCGCCTTCTCCAGTCTCAAACCACGCAGGGTGTGTGACACGAACCCGATTGTTAGGCAACGCTACTATGTTGCCTGTATACTCTCCTGCATCTAACAGTTCAAGAACATGACTCTGTTTGTGTTGGGCAGGATCGTCCGCTACTTCACTGTTCGTATAGTCCACAGTAAAATAGTATTTCGCAGGATAGAACTCTCCGTCTACCTTGGCTATCCAAGGAGCAGGTGTGGCTCTATTCAATACGTAAACTGAGTGATCGTGAGACATGCAATCCCACGGTTGTGTTACATAGGTCGGCATCTCTGTGGGCCACTCTTCATAACTGGTATCAGCAACCAACGCTGTTATGGGCATCCTAGCCCACATGGCTCCACCATGCACGTTTGGTTCATCTGTGTCATCTGTCTCACATCCAGTAAATATTACTTGGAAACTTAGACACCTATTCGGCATTGTTGTTACAGCTATAACCATCGCGTGTAAAAAATCTCCTTGATACTCTATAAAATTCTTCGTGTACTCTCGTCTTACCCATGCTTTAAAATACGGTATGTTACTTTGTAAATACGCCATCTTTCTTCTTTCTCTCTTTCTCTGCCTTTTTCTTCCTCTTCTGGGAAAGTTTAGACATTTTGTTTGGTGGGTTTTTGATCTGCTTACCCATTTGTGCGCGACTGATCGCCATTAGCCGTTCCTACTAAATTTAGTCCCCTGTGTAGCTACGCCACCTCCACGAGAGAACATGACTTTGCCACCCTTTTTCTTTTTAACTTTTGCCTCATAAGGTTGTGTTACCTTGTCTTCTTTATCAAGCAAACCTAAATTTGCAGCTCCTGTAAAGATCGCTGCTCCAATAGGGCTATCTCCTACTTCTCTAACATCAAAATAGTTTGGACGTGGTTTATTTGGATCAGGACGTTTTACTATAGTATCTTTGGATAGCAGTGGCTTTCGCTTAGTTTTAGTCTTCGCTGCTAACGCTCCAAAATCTCCAGTATTTGGTACTGTACTAAACTTGTTACTCTTCTTTGTTTCTTTCTTTTTTTCTTTCTTTTTACCATTTCTTTTAATCATGGCATCGTAAGTCTTATTGGTCATTTAACACCTCCATCTTCTTCTTGCTTGTCGTAACCGACTGTTTGGATCTTTCGCTGCTTTTGGAAACTTCTTCATCTGCCCTGCACTTCTAGCGCAGTATGACTTTCTTCTTGCGGCTCGCTTACCTGTAGGCTTCTTCTCTGTCACAGCTGTCTTCAGCTTAGACCCAGGGTTTTGCCGTCTGTATTTAGCAACACCCTTTGCCGTCATGCCCGCGCCAGCCTTAGTAGGGCGTTTATCCCCACTCTTTATAGACATACCTTTCATGCCTTTGCCTTTGCGGACTCGACCGCCTCTTTTGTAGTCGTTACGCATAACTACGCATTATGACAAAAACAAAGTAAGTTTGTTGCCACTACCAGTAAAAGCGTTGATGTAAACGCCACTTTCTGCAAGAATACCATCATCTGGGATATTTAAGTGATGCAAACCTGTTGGAAAACTTTGAACTAATATATCTGATCCACCTGAACCATCTTTAATAGTTACGGCTCCAGCTGAGTTAGCAAATATTACAAGTTGCCTTAACCTTGATCTAGCAGGTCCAATAACTGCGGCAGCATCACCTTGATCGTGGTTAAAGGCTTTTACATCTGATCTAGCCATTTATACCTCCTATTACTGGTCAGCAAAAGCAGGTGCGTCTTCCGAAACCACATTGCCCCAAATATAGTAGTTTGTACTATCTTTAGCTACTATATTTATTTCCATACTACCAAAGTCAGTTAATGTTAACTTTGAGTTAGAACTACCGTTTGCATAAACACCAACATTATCTGCGTTAGTATCTAAATGTTGAACATTTCCTAGGAAAAAATTAGCGTTGCCAGGTGTGACAATAATCAAATTTTCTGCCTCCTCTGCCGCTCCTGCATAGATAAACTTAAACGTAGCTCCTGCAACTGGTGCTGGCAGTGTTATTGTTCTGTTAGATGCGAGTGCTGGCACAGCAAGAACTCTTCCACTATGTGTTGCATTATCAAGTGTTTTGTCTTCATCACCTAATGCAACTGGTGCGTCACCCATAGTAATAACTTCTGTGATCGTGCCAGTAGATGCGTTTTTACTGATTGTCTTAATTGTACTTTCAGACCTAATAGGTCCTTGAAATGTAGTGTTAGCCATGTAAACCTCCTTGTCGTGGCTGAAGTCAATCACACCATGTGATTGTCAAGGTAAGCGTAGTATAAAGTAAAAAAGGGCGACCCGCAAGCCGCCCTTTGATTTTTCTTAGGCTCCTGGGGAACCAAAGATTCCTAATGGGTCAGATACACCGAAAGAGTATCTCTCTCTAGCCTTATATCTGCTGTTACCTGTGTCAAAGTCAGCATCCATAGATGTAGCCATTGGACTACGTGTGAAGTGTTTTAGACCGTTTGGTACATCAGTTAGTAGGAAGAAAGCGTCTGTATCAGTCAGATAGTGATTGATAGTGTAGCCCTCTGGGATAGAACCATTGTTGCGTAGTGCATTGAGGTCGTTATCCGCAGTTCCTACTCTGCCTTCAGTTTCTAACAATCTTGTTGCCACAAACTGTAGATTCGGTGGGATCACTAACTTTCGAGGTCTTGCTGCGATGAGAAGTCCTCTTTCATCTGTCCACCCTGCGATCTGAATAACAGCGGCTTCCAAAGAAGTCTCGTTAAGATCAGCGGCTACTGATGGTTCGTTAGAGTTAGTTCCACCACTCACTAATGGGTGTGCAGTAGAACAAAGCTCCACTCCATCTCCATAGGTAGTACCAGAGTCAAAAGCATTGTTTAAGATAGTTGCTGCTTTTACCTGCTTGGTGTACGCCATTGCACGAGCTAGTGCCTTTGTATAACGTGCTGACAAAGAGTCATACAAGTTATCTTCGATAGCCTCCTCAGTAATTGCGAAGCCCATCGCCACTGTCTCGTGTGTATAGCGAGCTGTGAATGCTTCCTGTGCATTGTCATATTCGATGGCAGAACCTTCGTCTTTGACTGGTGCAGCAGAAAAGCCTGATAGTTTAGTTTCTTCTTCGAAAGAACGGTCAGAAGTCTCTGATTCAAAGATCTCCGCATGTTCCTCCCCGTACTTTGCATACTCTAAACCGAATAGTGCATTAAGACCAGGAAGTAGCTCTTTAAGAAGTTGCGCTCTAGAAATTGCCATTGTCTATACCTCCTACAGTCCAACTGGGTTACGATAAGCGTGTCCACCGATGAACACGTTACTACCATTGTCAGTATGTGTGCTGTATATGACAAGCACTTCTTGGAAGGTATCGCTACCTGTCGCAGTGGTGTCAACTACATCAATGATTTGAAATGGTAGTGTTGAAGTGGTAGCAACGGAGTTGTTGATAGCAAGCTTGGATGCACCATTAGTAGTATTTAGTGTATTACTAATGATTGAAGCTTTGTTACCAATAACCGTTCTTCCCAATGTTGCCATTGTTGTACCTGAAGAGCAGATAGCTGCTTTTAAGATAATATCTGGGTCATCAACAACGTACGCATGTATATCACTAGCAACGATGCTGCCAGGGTATTGATTGTTGAATGTTAGTTGACTTGTATTAGGGTCAGTATACTGACAGCCCATAAAAACACCTAACGTCCCAGTCGCTGGGAAAGCGGTTGTACTTCCGTCACGCTCAATAGTTCCGTCGTTTACACGCTTTACTAAGTCGCCTTTTCCGATAGCTGTGCCGTAGTTGCTAGCTATCTTCATTTGTCGAGTAGCACCTGTGTAAGGACGACCACCAATCAAACCAACGGGTACTAGCCCATAAGGGGCATCAATAGTTGGATAAGCCATGAAAATAGTCTCCTGTTAAAATTAATTGCCTTTACCAAAAGTGACCTTAGTCTTCCGTTCGTTAAATAACGGCATCCTAGGGTCGTTTTCTCGCATGAGGTTGTTGTCTACTGACTTCATCTGATTATCGGTCTGTGCTTTGAAATACGCAGTCCTTTCATCTTTGAGTTCTTCTGGAGCCTTACACAGCATTAACCCTCCTATCACAATGTTATCTTTGAACTTTTCGTTCTCGATAGTTACCAAAGTGATTTCTGGATGGTCAACTGCCTTTACGGGTTCCCAACCCTCACGTAATTTTGAGGAAACGTTAGTAGCATCGACTTGACCTTGAGTGCTTGTTCGTATCCAACGGTACGTATACCCTGGCTCTGGCGTGGGCGAAGGTAATGTTTCGGGTCGCTGCCAAGCCTTCTTTTGTACTGTCTTCTCACGAGTTTCAAGTTCTCTGTTGATTCTGTTTTCAGCCATTATTCTTTCCTCATTTCTTCTGCAACCTTTTGGGCGTATAATTCGATAGGTACTCCTAATCTTTTCGCGATGGCGACTTGTGTTTGCGTTAGCTTTACCTTTTTGGGTGCTACGCTCCGCGTTGCGGGTGCAACCACATTAGCCTGTTTTTTAGGCTTTTCAGCCCCTTCAGTTTCTGCAATCTCTTCTTCGAACCTATCTGGGAAGAGCTGCCGCATACGAGTATCAATAGCCTCGTAGTATTCGTCACTCTGCAAATCAACTCCTTGCTTGGCAAGTTTGTTGTGCAAGCCCAGTGCCAGACTTGTCATCTCATCGTCTGTACCGAACCAAGTGTTCTTCTTTGCCCAATCCTGCGCTCTTGGATCTACAGTAGGAGTAGCGGGTTTAGGCTCTTCTTTACTTTTTACCTCATTCGATTCTTCCTGTAAAGAAGGTAATTTGAAATTATTTAACTTATCAGCCTTAATCTTAGCACCTGTTAAGTTCTCCTGTGCTGTGGTTAGGGCATCTGCGTCACCAGCTTCATACGCATCTTTATATGCCTTTTTAGCTTGTGCAAGCTCAACTTCTGCTGTCTTCTTTGCTTGGTCTAGCAATGCTGTCTGATTCTTAGTAACGTTTGTTTTTAGTTTGTCGTTCTCGCTTTGGATCGACTTTACAAACCTTTCTAACTCATCACGCTCTCTTAAGGCTGCTTCTTTTGCTCGCCTCTCATCGTGATAGCCTTTACTAAAATGCTGTATACGCTTTCTAACTTTTTCAGAATAATCCTCAAGCTCTTCATCAGTGACCTCTTCGGGTGGCTCAGAAGGCTTACGATTCCTGTCAGCTTTCGGTGTGTCATCAACAACTTCGACTTCAAGCTCATCTTTAGGCGTAGCTTTCTGGATTCCCTTATCATCTGCTCCGTTAGCTTTTGGTTCATCTTTCTCCTCTTTTCCACCTGATAGATCGACTTCTATAGCGCTAGAGTTTTCTATCTCTATATTTTGTTTCGCTGTATCATCAGGATCAGGAAACTTATATTCTACTTTTTCAAATGCCATTTTTTACCTCTTATGCTCTCGTGATACCACGAGGATCTGCTACTACAGCCTCTATAGAGTCATCATTTAACAAACGATACTCTTTTCCAGCCACTTTAAATCGTGTCCCGCTGTTCGCTCGGAACATTACAAAATCACCTTCTTTGCACCATGCGCCATCAGGAAATCGCTCTTTGTCTTTATAGGCTCCATCACCCATATCTACAACGAGTCCCATGATAGACATAATATAGTCGTGATGTATCTCTTTATCTGTTTTCAAGACGCTAGTATTGCCATACGTTTTTTCTATCTCAGGTAAAGCTATAAGCACTCTATACCCCACGGGCCGTGGTAATTGTTGTTCTAGTTCGTCGTCCGTCAGTTGTACTACTTCAGTCATCGTCACCTTCCAGTTGTTGTTTCGCAAGGTCTTGAATATGTGTTATGCTGGACTTTAGACCTCGGATCAGTCCAACAACTTCCTTGTAACCTGCATAGTCTTTTGCTGACCCTGCTTCAAGGAAATCCTGTGCAGAGGCTATATCTGCCTCGATTTTACTCACTAGAACGTCAAATATTGTTTTAGCCACTATTTACCTCGTAACGTTTTAAACAAGTCCATCTCCATCTTGTTGTCTTTATCCACTTTATCTGCGGCTAGTTTTACGTTTTCTTTTTCTGCTTTTATTTGAACTTCGGCTTTATCTAACTTTAGCTTCTCAGCCTGTATGGTTGCGTCTGCTTCATCTTTCTTAGCCTTACGTGCAACCTCTTGTGCCTTAATTTGAAGTTCAGCCTGTTGCATCTGCACGATAGGATCTTGTGCTTTCTGCTGTGCCTGTTGTTGTGCTGCTTGCTGTATGTGAGAT